TTTCTGTTGAGGGACACCAGGTATGGCGACATAATTTAAAGTTAATATGCCTCCAGACCAGGCCAGCACAGTAATTCTGACAAATGTACTGATGATTGCTGCTTGCTCATCGGCATCGGGAAGAATAGCAGCTTTTGCTTTAGCAAATATACTTTTCTTCTTTGATTCTTCTTCTTTAATTTCTTCTTCAGGCATAATAATACAGTAAGGCTTTATTATTTATACATCTATGACTGCATTACTTGGGAATGATCTATTCGTACCCCATATAATTCTTACTGCACCATCACCACCTGTAATACCAGCACCTGATCCACCTCCACCATACGCAGAAGTAATTGTACTGTCAGGATCACTACCTCTCATACCACTTCTAAGTTCAGTACCAATACCATTAGGTCCTATTCCATATAGATCAGTACCACCACCTATATATCCACCGCCGTATGCTCCTCCACTACCAGCACCACCTGAACCATCTCCTCCAAAACGATTGTAAGGTTCTGTTGGTGTCTGATATCCAGTACCATGTCCACCATTTCCACCATTTCCTGAGTATCCACCAGCACCTCCACCTCCACCTTCATATGCTCCAGTGTTTGCTTCACCACCTCGACCACCGTTACCACCACCATCTCCAGTATATGATCCACCGTATCCACCATACTCACCTTGACCAGAACCAGAAGTCATATCAGTTCCCTTACCTCCAAGACCTGCAACGGTAGATGAGTTTATAAAATAAGAATCTCCACCATCATCTCTTGTACCACCAACACCAGCAGCACCAACGACTACAGTATACGATTGACCTGGTGTTACAGATATATTATTCTTCCACCCAAGTCCACCACCTCCAGCAGCTCCACCAGTATAGCTACTACCATCTGGTCCTCCAGCACCACCTCCACCAATTGCTACTACACAAACTGATGTTACTCCTGTAGGACAAACCCAATCTGAATTACCAGTTGTTGTAAAGATAGCATCACCTTGAGGTTGGTATCCATTAATAGAATTATTGAGAGTGTTCTGTCTTGGCCATAGATTCTCACCAGTTCCTATGATTGCTCTGTTTTTTCTATTACCTCTATGTTCCATCTCCAATCCAGCACGTCCTAATCCCCATCTATTACCCTTCTCATGACACCATTCAGTCATCAAACCTGTAGATGGTCTTGTGGGAGATGCTTGCAGCAGACGTTTAGATGATCCACCAGCATTCATACTATCATCCCAACATCCAGGTGGGTCAACAACAATTAAAATTTCATTACCATTAGTATGTGCATTTGGTTGTCCATTATGATTAGGAAGCAAGGAACAACCACACACCAACCAATAGAATCCAACGTCATCAATACCTGGTGTCCAGTTTATCATACCACCAGCTTCAGTTGCTACTATTTCATGTGGATACTGTGATGGATCATCGATGTTAATCGTAGCACCAACCAATCCATTGCTACTACCTTTAACTATTCTCCAGTTATGCTCTATAGGATTTTGTAAGGTAAAGTTTAAGGTATCTAAGCACTCAATTCTTATACTATTATCAGTAATTGCATTGGGTCCTATGTCCCTTGCTCTGTCCTGACCACCAACAAGTATATCAGTACCATTAGCAGTGATATCTATTGGTAAACTCTTTCTAACAGTTGCAGGGTAGTTCTTTGCCCAGTTATCAGTGAACATCTCTGTTGTATTAGATGTTTTTTGTAGATACCTATGAGCATCTGCTGAGTTAAATCTTTCTCTACCAGTAGCATAACATGCTAACACACCTGCAACTTGAGGTGAAGCCATACTAGTACCACTAATTGCTCTGAAGTAATCAACACCAGCAGTATAACCAGGTTTAGTATCTTGGTATCCACCACTAGCATTTGGTGGGTAGACACTAGCAATATAAACACCAGCAGCCCAGACATGTGTATCGATACCACGGTTACTAAAACTTACTGGGATACTACCGTAAGCTGGATATGTGGTACTTGAATTATAATTTACTGCTGGAGTCAAAGCACCAACACTAATAATTCCTGGTGCATATGGGTTCGCTGTTCTACAATAATAATATGACCAACCATTATCAAGATACATTCTACTGTCTCTCAGGTTACCATCCATACTTACTAGAGTTGAACCTGCTTTCTCATGATGATCTCCTGATCTTGGTGAGTCATCATTACCATGTGCTTTAACTACAACTATACCATCTGCAATAGCATCCTCAACATCAGCACCATTAGATGTGGAATAATATGGAAACTCATTACCAGTCACACCAAACAAACGTTGGATCTCACCCGTTGACCAGATCGTAGTCACACCTCTCAAACCAACAGAGGTTCCAGCAGTACCATCAAATCCAATAACACCATCATCATAAAGTCTTTCTTTATACAAGATAGCACGAACATTTGATGCCTGAACACCACTTGGATATGTTTCACTGAGATCATAACCAGAACCATAACTACAGTTTATGATCGTTGGGTTTTTAAATCCAGTAACAGGATTGATAGGTTTGTTTCTATGGAACGCCCTAACATAATCAAATGCTAGTTCAGTGGTAAGATATGTTTGAGTTGTACCTGAAGTTAATACATTGATGCTGTATATGTTTGCTTCTCTTGCCCATCCAAAGTGTTTACCAGCAACCGTACCACACACATGAGTACCATGATATGCAGCAGATCCATGTTGAACTGCTGTACCATAAACATAGTTAGATCCAGGTGATGCATAACCATCACTATCCAACCCACCTATAACCTCATTGTTGTGCATAGCAAACCAATCATACTGCACAAACCTAGTTAATCCTGTCTCTTCACTTATCCAATCTGCATGATCATATGATACTGGTGTATCAAATATAACTATATCTACGTGTTTACCATCATTAAAAACATCAACTCTATCATTAACTGTACCAGTATTCCATGAAGTACTGTTTACTGTACCAGGAGTATCTCCATACCTTCTTTGTGCTGTTGTTCCACCATGATGAATGTGACCCCACTGTCTTTCGTCAGACTGACTACTACTAGTGGTAGAAAGTTTACTAAAATCTCCTAGGATACTGTATGGTTCGTAGTTAACAGCACCCATTGGTTTATTAACTACACCTTCAGGGTGTCTTAATTCTATCTCAAGGACTCTTGAATCTCTTTTGAGTACCTTTACCTGTTCATCTGTTAATTCATATCCAGTTGATCTACTGAGAGGTTTCCTTATGGTACGAGGATACCCTCTGAATTCCATGTCTGCATAGAATTCATTTAAACAAGAAGCATCCTTAACTGTTACAAGATACTCAGACATATCATGCTTCCAATGGAACGAATGTTATTGTTACCGTAATAACAGCAGCACTAGCAGTTTCGTTCCTGACCTTAGCATAGACAGTAGTTACAGGTGTAGACTCATCGTTGTAACCACATAACATAGGAGATATTATTTGAGTTGTATCACCGCTAGTGATAACCTCTGCTACCACTCCTGATCCTGGTACTGGGTCAGTTGTTGCTGCTCTAGAAGCATCAGCAGTTCTACTTGCTATAGAAGTATAAAGAGTTACCCATGCAGCATGTGATGTTGTTATTTTTAATAGACCATAAGACTTTGCTGCACCAGTAATATCTAAGTTACCACTAGCACCAGCAGCAAGACTAGAACTAGATCCACTCGCTGTTCCTCTTGGACTCAACCCTTGAGAAGAAGGGGGATCAGTCTCTTCAATAGCAGTACCACCAGCATTTACCTTCAACCATTTACCAGCAGTTAATGAACTAGGAGTATCAGTTAGACCAGTAAATACAGTAGTGCCTCCCTGTACATCTGCCTCCAAAACACCAGTAGATATTGTTAAACGACTTCCTATTTTAATACCACCAAGTACTGTTGCAGATGCTGTTGGAAGACTGTACTGTGATGTAGTACCCTGTGCTTTCCACGAAGTTCCATCCCACAGATAAGTTACCCCACCACTAGTAGTATGGGTATCATTGGTTGATGGTGAGGTGGGAAAATCTATAGCCATTAGATTGTAGGTAGTGGAATTTGATCAGGTTCTATAATAAGATTACCATCGGCATCTGTTATATCTAACCCCTTAACAGTATCATCTTGTCTCTCACCAATAACCATCCAAGAGATAGTATCAGTACAAGTATTATCTTGTGCAGTGATGGTTAATATATTACCAGAGACAGATCCTTTAACAAGAGTCCATCCAGTTTCATTAGTTGTGAAACATTGTATATCTCTATTTAATACTACAAAGGTTCCTTCAGTCATACCAGCCTTGGTATCAATATTAATCGTAGCAGTACCACCTACTAGATCAACCTTACCACGGTAAAGGTTATCACATTGTGGACCTTCAATGAATGAGTGTGCTAGATCTTTAGTAGCATTCAGTGCAGGTAATGGATGAGGTATTCTAAATGAACCACCACCCTTAGTAAGAGAACCGTATACTGTAACACTATTATTAAATATCCTTAGATTGATAGTTCCTAACAGTCCACCACCAGTGTAGAAGAGCATCGAATCATCTCCTCCACCAATAGAACTATGATAAACCCTTATGGCTGCTCCTGGTGTACCACTAGAATTTGCCCATTCCAATCCACCATCTAGATGAGTAGGATTATATTCTATATTACATCCACCAAATGCTCCATTATTATTGATTTGCAACTGAGTATTAGATCCACCTGGACTTCCACCACTAGGAGCATCAGTATATTCTAAAGCAGTACCACCTGCATTTACCTTCAACCATTTACCAGCAGTGTATGAGGACGGTGTACCTGTTAGACCAGTGAATGTATTTGTATCTGTATCTGTGGTCTGAGCTACCCAAGCATAATCAGTTCCATTCCAACTCAAAACATATCCACCAGTAGGATTAGATTGATTTAGATGAGTATCAACATCACTATTAGCATAAGTACTTCCTTGTACGTCTGCAGAAAGAACTCCTGTAGCAGCATCTATTGTTAACCTATTACCAACTTTGATACCACCTTTAACTGTTGCAGATGCTGTTGGAAACGTACCAGCAAGTCCTTTCCATGTGGTTCCATCCCATGACCATGTAACATCATTAACGGTATGTGTAAACGAACCGTCTGTTAGTTGACCTGCTGTTGAGGGAAAATCTATTGCCATGTTACTCTGGTATTGTTAGTATATTATAAAATTTGAGTGGATAAGAAAGAGAAACACCTTGTACATCTATGCTATGACCATCGGCTAAGTAAAACTCAGTACACATACAATCAACATCACTACTAGCAGAAGCACCTACAAAGTGTCCAGAATGATTACTACCACCCTGTCTTGCAATGTTCTTACCGATCCCATTAAACCTACTGTTTGTACCACTATTGGCCTGTAGAATATCTGGACTTCCAGGAGCACCACACCTTATTTTAATACCATTTGTACTAGCTTGAACACTCGTATCATTAAGAGCTAAACTTATAACAACACGAACATTTCCACCAGTGTTATTGGTGTAAGAAAAATTCTGATTGTTTCCTGTGTGTACTGTTGTTGCCATGATATCTATTCGTCTAGTACTACAATATTATAACCAAGTATATAAACAGAGGTATCACATTCAAGTTTAAATTCCTCTCCGTTAGAGAGATAACATTCCAGTGGAATAGGTGGTTGTTTAACATTACCATTGGGATCAATATCACCATGAGAACCATGCATAGCATAGTTACTTACAAAACCGTACTGTTGAGGGACAGTGCAGTACCCCATGTGTAATCCATAATGAACACGGACAGAACCATAGGTTACTTGTAATGAAACACTACCAAAACGAAGATATGTAGGATGATTATTAACATTAGTATCATTCTTTGCAGATAACCAATAGATCCTCACCCTCTGATTACCACCTGAGTTATTAATATGAGTTAGATTCCCACTACCTGTTAATACTGTAGCCATTATAGAGGTATCCTCCAATTAGATTGAAATGCTGGTGCTGATGGAGATGCTGGTGCTTCATTGACCCAGTTCGTACCATTATATTTAATAGTATGATTATTATCTAGGCCAGTAAGAACTACGTTCTGTAGGAGATCTTTACCATCATACTGCAAGGAACCACCTGCAGTAACACTCATAATTTTTTGTACATTACTATCGTTCACAAAGTAAAGACTGTTATCTGATAAGAACAAGTGTCTTACTTTATAATCTGCTGATCCTATATCAAATGCAGCATTTGTATTTGGATGTATGTGTCCAAGAGCAGTTATCTTCCAACGATCTGTACCCTCTGTGTTGAACTGAATAGTACCATTACTACCAGTATCAGTAATGCTAACGCTTGAGTTACCAACTGAAAGATTGGGACTACCTATTGGACTAGCATCAACCCATTGAGAATCAGGTGTTGCATCAGTATAATATATCTTCAACCTACCATCATCAGAATCCCACCACATATCACCAGCATTAGGACTAGTAGGTGCAGCATCATCAATAGTTACAGAAGCACCACCTCCACCAGTGCTGTTACCCATAGGTAAAGCATCAACCCACTGGTTAGTGTTAGCATCTTCATACCTAACTTTTAGTACAGCTTCGTCAGACTTAAACCACAAGTCACCTTGACTGGGTGTACTAGGTGCAGCATCAGATACAGTTACACCTGCACTAGGAGCATCAGTCTGTTCTAATGCAGTACCACCTGCGTTTACCTTTAACCATTTACCAGCAGTCAAAGATGCAGGTGTATCAGTTAGATTGGTGAATGTATTATCAACATACTCAAGAGCAGTAGCACCTGCGTTAACCTTTAGATGCTGTCCAGCAGTTAATGTACCAGGAGTATCAGTTAGACCAGTGAATGTTGTAGTACCACCCTGTACGTCTGCATCTAAGACACCTGTACTAGAATCGATTGATAATCTACTGCCTACCTTAACACCACCGAGAGCACTACCAGTAGCAATAGGTAAAGTATAATTGCTTGCATTTGTACTTAGAACCCAAGACGAACCATTCCATGTCCACTCCTTACCACTATGGGAATGAGTTTCATTTACACTAGGACTGTTTGGAAAATTTATAGCCATTTATACCTGACCCCTTGGGTTATTTATTGTAGTATCCACGAGGATATTGCTGACCATAAACAGGTCTTTCAATACCTTTCTTAATACGTGCATCATTACCACCTTCAATCCCAGTTGGTTGATTGAATTTAAGATCAGTCCAATCATGATTTACAATCGAACCAGTACCATGAGTAGCAGAACTAAACATATTAATTGCTAACTGAGTAACAGAAGTTTGTTTCAATCTAGTAGATTGAGTGTTCATTGTATCAGCAGTATCACTAGGAATATATGTACCAGAATGAACAGTCATTAGGTAGTCCTCGCACAGAATAATATACCAATAGCAGATGCACCAGATACATCATCCAATCCTGTTACTGACTGTTCAACACTTGCTACAATAACCGTATAAATTTCACTTGCACTAACAGTAATAGTATCACCTGTCCTAAACTGAGTAAGACCTGGTGCAGTTCCCACTTGTATCATTACAAAATCATCAGGCATATAATATGGACAAGGTGCAAAGGAATTAAGAAGAGGTATACCCTTTATTGGTCTATAATAATCTTGTGTTCCAGATATACCATCATAGTCTGCATTCCTATAGTAAGTTACTACATCATGATCATTTTCATAGTTAGGAGTATTAATATTAGCAGCCCATCTATCACTTAGTTGGAAACTAGGATTACTACCATCATTTCTTAGGTAACCATAAGAACTATCACCAGTACGAGTATAGAAAGAAATTCCTTCATTTAATGGTTGAGCAGTACCACTCTGATAGTTAGGGACAGACATCTCAACTTCAAGAGATCTTGCTTGGTTGCTTGAGTTGTTTGTGTAAGCAGTGTATCTTGTGATGTGACCATGATATAAATGATCTAGATCTACACCTGGACTTGTGACTCCAAATCCAGCAGTGGGTAATGAGAATGTAAAATAAGTTTCAATCTTATCATCTATAACTTGGACAAAAGATATCACAGCAAACGTATCATCTTGTGGTGACTGTGCTCTCCAATATTTAATTCTCAGTTTATAATCTGTAGGAACACTTGTTGTACAGAATGATTGTCTGTAATTATAATTGGTATCATTTGGATCTATAGTTCCATCACCTCCAGCATTGTTACCCATGATACCATCAAAGAAACCATAGAACCCTCTGTTATTTTCATCGCTGAAATACTGGTTTGGTGGGTTAGCATTAGTTCCCAGAGAATTCATAGTCTCCCAGTACGCACCAGACTTCACACACATCCTATACGTATAGCTAGATGCTCTATCAATATAAAATGTATAGTAACTATCTTTATATTTCTTAGAATTATCATGACGCATCTTTAAGACAGCGTAATGACCATTATCATTCTTCTGGAAGAACGTAGAACCAGCACCGTAGTTTGTTGTTACTATACTACAGATACCATCACCAGCATCAGTAGAAGTTTCATCTGTATTGGTTCCGAATTCTATGTTATAATCTGCTGGCGTGGTTTCAAATTCAGCACCAACACTTGCACCTGGAATAGTAAATGTTGCTCCAGCAGTCCAACCATCAGTAACATTAGCAATATCTATGTGACTAATAGAACCTCTATAGCTAGAACTAGATTGAGAATCCCAACGGTGAATTCTTAGTTTTAAATCTTTACCTGAACCACCACCTCCAGTTACTGTACCTGGAACAGTGTACTTCCAATAAGAATCCCAATAATTATAAGCACTATACCTAGGTTTAAGTACAATGGTTCCTTTCATAGCAGATGTGTTAGCACTAGCATAACAATACTCTATTACTTTGGGACCCCTATTAGAAATTAAACCTTGTCTACCAGTCCAATCAGAACCAAGCAAATTTTGACGTACATTACCCTGATGAAAAGTGTCTGGTTTATCATAACTTTCTATATCAGAATTGTCCTCCGACTGTATCCAGTAACGAGTATCAAAAGTGAATGAAGTTGTACCAACATTGGTAATGTATCCACTACTATTGTAAGGATTCTCTGTTAAAGTACCAGCAGTACCATTGGCGTTTGATAAAACTTTATTACCAACGTATGAACTACCATCACATATGTTTAATCCAGTAGCATCTACGTTAAAAGTTAAAGTATCTCCTTGATAGGTTTCAATAGTAACATTACTTGAACCTGCTTGTGGTTTAAAAAATTTAGTAGTTGATGACCATCCAGAAACAGGAGCACCAGTTAATGTAATTGCTTGACCATTACCAGCATCAGTTAAGTTTGCTGCTACCTTTATCTCGGTATCACTAACACGAATAACATAGACAGTTTGGTTTAATGATAGTCCACCAATTGCATTATCAGAAGTACCACCACTAGGAATGAATACAAGTTCAGTACCTGTTGTTAGTACATTATTATAAGGAACAGTTAGAGTATCAGTAGAAGCATTAATACTAGTAGGTTGCCACGTCTCTTGCATATAATATGCAATAGCACCATAAGCAGTTACTTCAAAATTTCTTTCTGCTCTGTTATTATCCCAACTTAATTGATTGTTACCAGCATGAGAAAATTCTGTGGTTGCTGGATTATTACTACCTTGGAAACCATTACAATATGGTTGTGCTGGTTGAGAGTCTGTTTGACCTGGCCACTTAGTACAAATAGGAACACCAGTCTTTGCTGTTCCTCCATGCATACCAAGATTACTGAAGACTGTTTCCAATGCAGTCATTACATCTGCATTAGACCATCCAGTCTGATCGTTGTTTACATTTACTGTACCAGCATTTACTGCCATCGTACTACTCTCCGATTTTAAGAACTGTTAGGGTCACTGTTATGGTGGCAGACGAACCGCTTCTATTATTTATTGAAACGTATATGTTTTCTGTCCTTGGATCATCATTATTGAATCCCATAACACCAGGTGTTATAAGAACTGCTTGATCATTTGCAGAAGTTCTGACCTCTGCTATCACACCGCTACCTGGTGCTGGATCAGCACCCTCACTTCTACTTGCATCTGCTGTTCTTGATGCAGCATCTACATATAATCTTATCCATGCTTGGTGTGATGAATGAACTTTGTAAAGAACATAACCTTTATGTCCTACAATTGTTAGGTCACCACGTGCATCATCATCAATGCTTGCTGAAACAGCATTAACATCACCTATAGATGGAGCAGTTGATCCACCTGTTGAACTGATGACTCCATTACCATCAATAGTAACAGTAGAACCATCAACCTTAACACCACCAAGAGTTCCACTAGCAGTAACACCAGCAGTAGGTAATGTATATGCTCCAGCATTAGCACTAAGGACACCAGTAGCAGCATCTATAGTAAGGTTAGAACCTACTTTAATACCACCAAGAACTGTTGCCGATGCTTGAGGTACAGATGTTAAGAAACTTCCTAGTGCAGGTGGTGTGTATGTAAAGGTGTTACCAGTTAATGATAAACCTCCTCCACCACTAGCAGTAGCATCAGCTCCTACTGTATATGCTTCACTGTTAATAGTTATCTTCTTGTTAGCACTATCCCATGCAACATCAGTACCACCACTACCAGTAAACTCTATGCTATCAACATTTGGAGTTGGGGTAGCACTATCTGTTAGATCAAGGAATGCATTTGTACTGGTTGTATTTCTACCAGTTAATGTGTAGGTGTATCCACCTCCTCCTCCACCACCACCAGTAACAGTACCACTAATAAGTTTGTTGGTGCTATCCCATGTCCATGTTATACCAGTATGAGTACCACCATTTATAGCATTCCACGCAGCATCTTTAGCCATATCATCGGTGTACTGAGTCACAGAACTACCACCTTGTCTAAAGGTTATTGTGTTAGCATCTGTTCTCTCAATACTAAGACCATCAGCACCAGAAAATTTAATTGAGTTACTAATAGATCTAATAGAATCTTGTATCTTTAGATCAGTAGAGTTAGATCCAGCATTAACTTCTGAACTTAAAGTGTAGTTGTGAATATTCTGAAGATCTAAACCTAGATCTAAAGATGAATTACTCCATGTATCAGTAGTAAGTGCTGTTGTTAAACCAGTACCAGCATTGATAGTAAACTTACCTGAATCTGTACCACTATTATCAACCAACTTGATAATCTTTCTAGCATTATTTTCTGCAGTAGTACCAGCAGTATGATTATTTACAGAGAGAGTATATGTCTTCTCGTAACTACCCAGTAGTGTATCAAAATCAGAAGAAGATGCATTGGTTGTAGTAACTACTCTATTGTTTATCCAACTACTACCGTCAGAAATGTGTAGTGCATTAATATCATCAGCATATGCTAGTTGTCCTTCCACCGTTGAAGCAGAAGGATAGTTTGCTACACCAGTATATACTGTTACACCACCAGCTCCTCCTCCAGCACCTCCAGCAGCATCAACCCACTGAGAACTATCAGTATCTTGATAGAATATCTTTAACTGACCAGCGTTAGAGTTCCACCAGAGATCTCCACTGCTAGGTGTACCAGGTGCGTTAGCATTAACCGTAACACTACTACCACCTCCTCCACCTCCTGATAGAGTTGACCAAGATGTATTACCATATCCATCACTGATAAGAACTTGATTAGCAGAACCGTTGGTTGGTGGTAATCTAAAGGTTGGGTTACCACTGTAATTAGCATGTAACGGTGCTTTTATACTTACTTTGTGTGCGTTATTAACCTCACAATATAAATCAATTGCTGCTACGTTTCCAGTACCAGTTCTTATAGCAACCACACCATCACTAAGAGTTATACCACCAGTAGATCCATTACCACCAATGGTTGCTGACTGTGATGATGTATTACCAGCAGTAAGAACAGCATTAAGATTTGGTGTAGATGGTGTTGCTTGTGCAGCCCAACTTGTATTACCAGATCCATCTGTTTTTAAGAACCAACCATTAGTACCGTTGTTTCCTGGTAATGTGAAGTTTACATTACCACTAAAGTTACTATGTGGTGCTGCTTTAATACTTATTTTGTGTGCATTGCTAACCTCACAGTAGAGGTCAATAGATGCTACGTTCCCAGTGCCTGTTCTTACTGCGATGTTACCATCCAAAAGACTAACACCACCTGTAGTACCATTACCACCAACGGTAATAGCATTAGTAGTTGTAGATCCACGTCCAGTAACAGTATTTAATGTGTCTGCTTCAGTAAATGATGTTAGATATCCAGCAACTGAATGGTCACCCCAACCATATGCTGTATTCCATTGAGGAGAACTACCACTAGTAACACTTACATGACCACTAACTGTAATTCCTGTTGCAGTAGTCTCTACCTTCTTCGTTCCCGAATGATACAACTCAACTGATGTAGAATTAAAGGTTGCTCTACTAGCACCAGCAGCACCCTTGACGAGTAAATTATCTCCTTCAGGTGATCCAAGTACATTTGCTGATCCATCATGAACGATAACGAAATCACCTGTAGCAGTATCACCTAACCTTATCTCTTTAGAATTACCAGCAACTATATGATCTGTAGATGTTAACCCACCAACAGTAATAGCAGTTGTTGTTGTAGCACCTCTAGCAGTTACAGATGCAAGTGTATCAGTTTCACCAACTACTGCTGGTTGGAAAGTAAATGTTCCATTAGCATTGTTATAAGTTAATGATCCACCACCTGTTGCATTTCCTGTGGTTACAGATAGATCTGTTAATGCTATACCACCACCGCCACTGCCTACTAGATCAGTACCAGGTTCCCATTCACTATTCGCATTGCTCCATTTAAGAACTTGTCCATCGCTAGGTGCAGTAGAGGATACATTTGATAGGTGACCAATGTTTAAAGCAGTTCCATTTATTTGTAAACCAACAGTTGCATTAAGAGTGCCTGTTACTGTTGCTCCACCAGATGTAGTTTCAAATTTCTTAACTGCACTACCAGATTTGTAATATAATTCAGCACTAGTGTTATTAAATTGTGCTGTCTCGTTTATCTTAACTGTACCACCAGTAGATTCTAATAGCAGGTCAGTATTTGTTGTTGATATTTTTAGGTCAGCACCACTAGTATCAATCCTATCACTTGTTCCATCATTATAAATCTGGAATGTGTTAGAAGCACCTATTCTAATCTTATGGTTAGAAGCAGCAAGATCTAAACCACCAACTGTAATTGTATTAGCAGTAGTAGAACCATTAGTTGTAACATCATTAAGTGTACCTGTCGTGGATCCAGAACTTACAGTTGTCCATGTAGCATTACCCGATCCATTTGTGGTAAGGACTTGTCCAGCATTCCCATCAAGTCCTGTATATGTTACAGCACCACTAGTGATAGAAGTTCCTTTAACATTACCAACAACATCAATAGCACCTGTACCAGTTATATTATTACCAGCAAGATCTAAGTTACCACCTAACTGTGGTGTTGTATCTTCTACAACATTTGCTATACCTGTAATTGTAGTACCAGATACCCAAGATGTTCCATCCCATTTCCATGTGTTACCACCAGATGAAAACACTTCATTTAAACTAGGACTATCGGGAAAATTTATTGCCATGTTATTTAACTAGGTTCTGTTGGCCAATTAATATTATCTACATCTGATTGTGTAGGAACATCTCGCAATGCTTGACGATAATTTTTCCAAGCATCAGTTACAGAAACTCCTGTCTCAAGTGCTTTTGTTACTATCCAATCTGTTTTATTTAACAACTCATCTCTTTGAGTCCTGATTAATCGCCATTTAATTTCTATTTCAGAAGGTGCAGCAGATAGTGCAGCTTCTACTTCTGCTATTTCTTCAGCAGTTAATGCGACAAGTTTACCATTTACTAATTTACAGTTGGTGGTAGGTTCACCATTTACTAGTTCACTCATTTTAACTAAAGAATCCTCCATGTATATATTTGTATAAACGGACATGTGAAGGAGCTACAAATCCGTAACCATTAGTAGTACCAAATCTAATTTTTTTTATTCTAGAACTGGCTGCGTAATCAAATCCAGGATAAGGATCAGAAGCTCCACCGATATGTTCCCATGATCCATTTGCTGAAACCATATGCCTTGGCTCGTCTATTCCATTTGAAAACCACATCAGTCTTGGTCTGTTCAGTGTAGAAAACCAAGCATTAAAATAAAGTTGCTGTGTATTGTATCCACCATCATAAACATACCAATAACTAGTGCTTTGATTGCTATTGCCTGTATTACCATAAGACTTTGTAAACATACGAGCATAACTTGTTGAACCATAGGTGTATGTTGTTTGATTATTAAGTTCATATACTTCTGTATCAATCCTAAGTTGTGGACCAGAACCAGTACCGTACTTAAAATGACCATGTATAAAATAATCTTTATTATCCTCTAAAATTGAATCGTCAAATTCAATGTAGGAAGCAGTACTGCTTGCTAGTAGTCTTTGTTCATTCACAAATTCTAATCCACTACTACTACCACCTGATGCTGCTGCTGCAGCCCATTGTGATCCACTCCATGTTAATACTTCATTAGCATTTGGAGTTGCGTTGGAAACATTAGAAAGGTCACCAATATTAGATGGTACAGTTGGTTTGTTTAGAATCTCACCTAGACCAGTAGATGCATTCCAATCAGATTGAACTTGTGCTGCTGGTATTGTAGGTTTATTAGTTAGATCAGTGTAACTTCCAGAGAATATTGTAGGTTTATTAGTTAGATCAGTGTAACTTCCAGAGAATATTGTAGGTTTGTTAGTTAGATCAGTGTAACTTCCAGAAAATAATGTTGGTTTATTAAGTATCTCTGATAATCCTGTAACAGAATTCCAGTCAGAATTTACTTGTGCTGCTGGTATTGTAGGTTGATTAGTTAGATCATTATAAGATCCAGAGAACAAAGTAGGTTTGTTGCTTAGATCATTATATGATCCAGAGAATACAGTTGGAAGAGTAACACTCATCACACCTGTAGAGGAGTTATAAGTAAGATCTCCACCAGCACTTATAGAAGCACGTGCTCTATTGGTTGTATGATAAAGATTGCTTGATCCTTCTGATAGATCATCTGTAGTAGCAGCAGAAAGACCTGAAGGTAAAGCATCAACCCATTGGTTACTACTACCATCTTCATATCTAACTTTCAATTTAGCTTCGTCAGATTTAAACCACAAGTCTCCGTTACTAGGAGTACTAGGAGCACTATCAGATACAGATACAGTTGCTCCTATTGTAGGTTTATCAGTTAGATCATTATATGATCCTGAGAATAGAGTTGGTCTGTTTGTTAAACTGTTATAGTTACCATCAAATAATGATGGTGTATCTGTTAGATCATTCCATGACCCAGAAAATACAGAAGCAGGTACGAAAGCAAATGTTCCATTAGTATTATCATATGTTAATGACCCACCACCACTAGCAGCACCTGTTGAAACAGAAAGATCTCCTAGTTGAATACCACTGCTACTAGTACCTACATTATCAGTACCAGGAGCCCACTTACCTTGTGCTTGACTCCACTTAAGAACCTGTCCATCTGAAGGTGCTTGGTTAGAAACATTTAATAGGTCTGCAATGCTACTAGCAGAAAGAGTTGTTAGATATCCTTGACCACTATGATCTCCCCATTGATATGCAGCATTCCAATTAGTAATATTTCCAGAGGTGATACCACCAGCAGCAGAGGCAGCAAATACAGGATCAGTCTCAGTAAAACTGGTTAGATAACTTGATAGATCTGGTGGTGTGTATGCAAATACACCACTAGTATTATCATAAGATAAATTGGGAGTACCAGCATTCAATGTGAATACAGATAGATCTGATAAAGAAATTCCTCCACCACCTGAACCAGATAAATCAGATGCTGGAGACCAAGCAGAACCATTCCACTTTAATACTTGTCCTGTTACTGGTACAGCAGCAGATACATCTTGCAGTTCTCCTATCTTATTAAGACCAAGAGTAGCAGGACCAACAATACTCCATGTACCATCCCGATACATGTCCACTGTCTTGGTACTATTATTATAAACAATAGTACCATTCTGTACTACTAAATTATCTCTCTCACTAGGTGTCTTGTTAGGTAGTTTTAAATAATTACTTGCTACAACATCAGCACCCAGAAGAACATTACTAGTAACACTAGTAGCAGTAAATGATCCAGTAAGTTCTAGATTACCAGCACCAGGTTCAAATGTAAACTTAGAACTACCTGCTAAACCTCCACTAGAATTATACTGCACATGATATGTTGAACCACCAGCAGCAGGTGTACCAGCACTAGCACCTGTGTTTGGAGATGTTGAAATACTTGTGACTCTTCCTGTACCATCTACTGTGATGATTGGTATTAAATTTGAACTACCATAAGTACCAGAAGCAGCACCAGTTAACCCAGACATACCAGCAGCACTACCTTCGTAGGTTCCAGCATTCAATGTTCCTGTTACTGTTAGTGCAGCAAAGGTTGGACTAGCAGAAGAACTTAGATCCTGTGCAACAGATAATGTTAACTTATTATCTGTTCTTGTTACAGTAACACCTGTTCCAGCAGCAATAGTTACATCCTGAAGATTGTTAGCACTATCAGTAAGACGTATAACATTTTCTGTAGGTATAGATCCATTAAATACACCATATGAATACTGAGTGTTAGTAGAATCTACTGTTATTCTTTTATTAGTATTGTCTAATAGTACAGTGGTTGCTCCAGTACCACGAAACTCTACAAGACTAGCACTGCTTATATGTGAATTGCTAACACCATCAGTTAGTGTCCATCCAGTATACAATGCTGGTATTGCTGCCCAACTTGTATTGTTACCATCTGTTGTTAAGTACTTACCAGAGTTAGCAGCCTGTTCAGGTGCTAAAGCATTGAATGATGCATTGGTAGTTGTCTGTCCAGTACCACCATATGCTATACCTATCGTTCCAGCATTCCATACACCAGTAGAAAGTATACCAACTGATGTAAGACTAGAAGAAACAACATTCGGTCCTAAAGTTGTCTGACTTAGTACTGATGACCCATTGATCTGATACTCTTTTGTGTTAGCAAGATTAAAATTTTCTGTAGTATCCCAACGGTCAAACGTATTACTCCATAATATACTATGATCTGTATCACCCCTCAGTATAACTCCACCACCAGTAGCAGCACTATCTGTTGGTAACAACACATCATTTAACTTAATAAACTTATCTACAGAAGAGATAGTTTGTACGTTATTATATGTTGTCGTTCCCTGTACTACAAGGTTACCTGTTACAGTTATTTGTGCAAACTGTACAGGATCACCTGTTCCTACTGGTTGTCCTATTTGAATTCTATTCTGTGAATCAACAGTTACACCATTGATTCCACTGTATGTTGTATTGGTGTCGGTAGTATTAATTGTTATCGTTCTACCAGACTGTGTTACTGCAGCAGAACCTGTTCCAACTATACTAACATCTCCATCTGTATAGTTTGCTCCATTAGCACCAACACGTGTTACTGTATTAGTATTGGTAAAAGATGAATTGATAGTAATCCTATCACCATCTCTAGTTAAATTAACATTAGTACCTGCTACCAGTGCTACTTCAGAATCTGTTCCACCATTAGCAAGTAACTTAATTACCTTGTCTGTTACTGCATTAACAGCACCATCTCTAGCAGTAACTTGATACGTAGTATTGTTATCAGTTAAAGGTACAGATGCCCATTGCAATCCATTAGTAGTACGAGAAATAACCTGGCCAGTAAGTCCTGTATTTCCTCCCAACACAATAGAACCATCGACCTCTAAATTCTTGGTCGATGGTATCTTAAGACCCTCTACTGCGAGAGTAGGTCCACTGCTATTCTGATTTACGAGTTGATCAACTCTAATTCTGGACATTATATATCTCTAGATATTCTCCATCAAAGGTATTTAGCAACTATAATTTTTCTTTAATCTCTTTGGTAAAAGTAATTCTTTGTTTCCAATTAGAAAATGATCTTGTTATTGCTGCATTAGCATTAGCAGGTGGATTTTTAAATTCAATAGTCAATGGATCTGGATTTGTATTTGGTAAATCTCTCAACCATTGTCTCCAATCAGACCAACCAGCACTCTTTAAATGTTCCAGCATTTCATATGCATCAGATGTTATAAGAAGGTTGTCTCTGGTTACCTTATTGTTAACAGTCCAGTCACCAAACTCTGCTACTAATTCCTCATCAGCAGTACGTTGAACTGCTGCTGCTGCTGATTCTTTTTGTGCAGTTATATCACCGTATTCATATTGCACCCAGTTCTTCCACCAAGTGATCTCAGTATCAGTAAGTTTCTCTTCTCTACTTGGTTTAACACCATTAGGAGCATAATCAGGTGGTGTTAGTTCTACATAATTTAGATTAGTATCATCATCATACTCCACAAGCCAGATACCTTCAAACTCTGGTTTAGTACCATAAAGATTTAGATTACCATGAGCAGGTTTATTATCTACCATAATAAATCCGTCATTAGGTAAAGCACCTATCATAACTCTGAATTTCATTTGCTTCCTTCGATAATACCTTTGTTATTATTTAGAGTTTCCTTCAATATATTAGGGACAATCTCTTGTGCTTGTAGCATAACCTTAGTTAATGTCTCTGTTTGTTTAGAGTTCTCATTTCTAAATGACTCTACAGCAGCACCAGCCTGTCGAGCCTGTTGTGATGCTTCTAATATTAAGAAGGGCAACATACTAATAGTACATTCCCACTCATCTATATCAGCACCTGTCTGTGGATTCTTTCCTTTGATCTGAGACCAGAACTTACATTCAAATTGCACACAATCCTTTCCAATCAAAGGACAAAAATTACCAGATTTTAATTGCATAATATTTAACCGCCTGAAGGATCTCTCCTACAAATTATAACATCAATGTATTGAACATTCATATTGATGGTTCCAGCAGTGTACGAAGGAGTTCCAGATAAATTAACATTACCTGTACTAACAATAGGTGCTGGAGGTAGATCTGCACTACCACTAACTCCACCAGTTATATTTTGACTGATATTAACACCACCACTAATATTTAATCCACTAGTATCAACCTGTAATCCAGAAGAGTTAACAGATATATTACCACTACCACCATATGTATATCCACTAAGACTAGCGTTTGAGTTGATGTAATGTGAGTGTCCTGAACCACTACCAGCACCGTCAGTGGTATGAACATATTCACCCCTTACAACAGTACCATCATCCCAACGAGCAGTACCATATCCACCTGGTCTGTAGTAATTATGCCAGTGCTGTCCTCCCTGACTCTGACTGATACCATGATTACTGGTTGATAAAGTACTAGTAGCAGCAGTACCAGCAATACTATAGTTCATATTACTATTAGCATTAGCATTACCACTGATATTTGCAGACCCACCTATACCTGTACCAGAAGCAAACTGTGCATTGATACTACCATTGACTGCATAGTTGTCGTTAATAGCAGAACCTGATGGCCATGATGTAGACCATGTTCCACCACTAGCAGCAGTCATACTACCAATACCAACGCTACCTCCAGTATTGATACTAGAAGTAAATGTTGAGGAGAATGGATTACCACTACCTGATCCACCACCACTACCACTAACTACTCTGAGAGCATAGTCATTAACAGAAGTTTCTTTAACATATCCAGTAGGTGCTGATGATTGGTAACATAATATCTTAGTACCATCTGGTATATCAATTCTTTCAGCAGGGAAGTTAAATGATGCATTAGTACCACTGCTTCTCACCATAGTCACGGTTGTACCAGAGACACTTAAACTATCAAAGTATCTACCATCAAGACTCAATTCAGTTGTAGCACTACTATCATTCTTGATAGCCTGTATCATTCCAGTAGTATTATTCCAAGTCATCGAAGCAATTGCTACGTCTTGTGTCTCGGATAATCTATATCTACCATCAAGATCAACTGTGATGCTACTCTTATCAGTACCAGATCCAGGAGTGTTATGTCCATAACCTAGTGTAAGAACACCATTGGAAGTATCCCATGCTGCATTGTCTATGAAATCATTTTGCTGTACATACCTAGAATCTATATTGTGTGTATAGGTATCACCATTACTGACTGATAGGTAGAGAGATCCATTAGCCCATGTAAATGCATCAACCCTAGTATCACTAGAAGTAATTGGTGCATACAATGTATCAAGATAATCTAGGAAAGTCTCTGTCTCTATGGTCATTGACGTTAGATCATTCCTACCCAACGTTAGTACTTTTCTACCTGCATGATATCCAGGTGGTGTATTGGTTGGGTCTGTCCAAGAACTAGTAGTGATATAAGTGTTTGGACCTTCAGATGTTACATAACGACCATCTAGATCAACAGTAACATCAGCAGTACCATCATTAGGACTTAATGCTAGGACACCTGTTGAAGTATTAAAAGTAGCAGAAGATATCTTAGCATCAACCAATCCAGACTGACTAGCATACTTGGTATTAAAATATGATTCTAAGTTTGATACAGATACTTCAACATCAGATAATGAATCAGTTCTTTCTAGGAATAGAGTACCATTAACAGCATTATAATAACCTTGACTAACGTATGAGTTTGTATCACTAGCACCAATAGCAAGTGTAGTACCAGACTGAGCTAGAGTTATAGAACCACTTGCTTGAATTGATATGTCTCCAGAAGCAAGAGCACCTCCACTAGTGTTAGGTCCAGTTACCTGTAGTCTTGTTATTGTATTGGTGTCTGTATCAGTAGCATTGATAGTGATATCACCAGTTCCAGCATCTCTAACAACTGTACAGTTACTTCCACCTTTTAAATTTACTGAGTCTGTACCAGTACCAGTACCACCTGCAACCAAATCAAAAGAAGCACCACCAGTGATACTACTACTTTGGAAATCATATGTATGGTTACCATCAGAACCACCTCCACCAGCACTTCCAGTGAATGCTAACTTACCAGCAGCATCATCATATGTGATAGTGATGTTGGTGTTGAGGGAGTTGTCCATCATCCCTGCAACAAAATCTTCTATCTGTTCTTGAGTTAGGTTTGTATTGTTAAAGTTGGATCCAATAGTTATGGTGTTACCAACACGACCAATAGTAATATCATTACTCGATGCAAGTGTAACATCATCATAGTTATTATCACTATCTTTTAATCTTATCTTTGCAGTGTTAGAACTAGGTCCATCTTCACCAGTTAAATCATATGTTAAGGGAGTAAATCCACCACTCGAAGGTAGGTTGTCCCAGAATATAGTACTACCATCAGTCTTCAAGAACTTATTTGCTGCTGATCCAACAGTAGGTGCTAGTGATAAAAATGCAGAAGCAGCAGTAGTTTGACCAGTACCACCTTTTGTTATTGGTATAGTACCACCGTCCCAAGTACCAGAAACATTACCACTAAACGTTCCATTCACTGCACCAATGTTACCAGTGAGTGTTAGTGAATTAAAAGTAGGTGAAGAAGTGGTTGCTACTGTCTGTGGTATAGAGAACTCAGTACCAGTAAGTGTTATACCTGTTCCAGCAGTGTATGTTGTGTTGCTAGAACTTATCTCTATAGTATTTCCTGTCTGTTGTATAGTAGAAGCACCAGCAGCAGTAAATACTACATCACCAGATACTAAAGTACCACCACTGGCTTGTAACCTAGTGATGGTATCATCATTAACAAAGGTAGAATCAATTCTTATCTCATCTGTAGCACGTGTTAGTGTTACATTATTACCTGCCTTTAATACAACTGATGTAGTGTTTGCTGATCCAGCAGTAGATATTTTAAGTACTTTTCTATCAGCAGAAGGACCATCCTGTGCTGAAATTGATACTGAATCTGGATCTGCCCATACTAATTCAGAACTAACACCTGCTTTTATAATTTGACCAGCAGTACCTAATAAATTATTATTTAACTTAACAGGACCACCAACGTTTAAGGTTTTACCAGAAGAAACGGTCAAACCTTCAGGAAATTCTACAGGTCCATTTCCAATTTGATTAACGATTTGATCAACTCGTGCTCTAGACATACCCTAGCCATAGTACTATCGTATATATTTAGACATTAAAAAACCCCCCGAAGGGGGTTGTTGATATTAATTTTTTTCCTTACCGTCTAAAGAATCCAGTTCTCCACCTGGTCTTGTATCAATATTGATATCACCAGTGTTGGTAATCAATCCATCTGCATTGAATGTAATAGTATCATCACCCATTGCACCTTTGATATGAATATCACCGTCTATGGTTAGAGGATCGAAATCTATATTACCTGTTATCCCATCACCAACTGTAAAATCAACTGGATCTATACCAGGAATAGTAGTTGGGAAATTGATAACATTACTATCCATATAAGGAGACTCCAACTTAAAGTTGTGCTCTGCATTCTTTTTGTAGTACTCGTGTGTGTTATCTGTACCACGAATAGGAGTAGTAATTAACAACTCCTTAACATTGTTAAGTGTATCAACTAGTAGCGTGAGATTCTCTTCATGCTTCTTGTCTATTGAAGCGACAAGTGCTTGACGTATCTCTTCCTCTGCAGCTTCTAGGTGCTTGCGTATAAGTGAACAGGACATATTAGTTTCTTAGTTATGGTATCTAGTATAGCACAAGATTAATCATCTTGCAACTCAAAAAGTTGTGAAGAATGCATATGCTATTAGTATAGCACATAATTGGCCAAGTACCTTATAATATTTACGAATTGGTGTACCAAAATACTGCTGTCCTATCATCAAACACTTGTGTGCAGGGGATAGTAAGTAACCAGAGTACTCTGTTGCTAAGAACCATACAAGATACTTAGGTCCGAAAATTAACACAAGAGCAGATGTCATCCCTGCATACTTGCTTGATGATCCCATGATCCACGCTGCTACCATACCTACAAGAGTCACAGGTATAATCATTTCTGGTGTTGCTGACTTAAGATATACCATGACTGGTTCTTTAATCAATCCTACTACACCACCTAGTGCTAAAACTATTGTAGATATAATTGCAAACTGTTTATTGATATACTTACCCCAGTTCCAATCTTTACATAACCATGCATAGTAACAACACATAGCAGCAAACCAAGGAAAGAATAGGATTGCCCCTGCTTTACCTACACATAATAAGAACCATATCGTTGCTATGAATGGAGCCCAACCTCTTAATGCTCTCTTCCAATTAAAGTCTTGTATTCCATCCATGTTAGGTAATACACTTTGAGGATCTACCTTACTAAAAATATACCACCAAGTGTATCCAAGACATATAAGGAGAGGTGCGAAAGTATAGTGTAGCATCTCTCCATACGTTATACCTAGTGCTGCCATAGGAAGAATGATTGTCTTCTCTAATGGTGACCACCAATAGTAATGATGTGTGGAAAGATAATCTATGATACCAAATTTACTTCTTCTCTTTTTATCAGGTGGTGCTATAGCATCTAGTAATGGTGCTGACAATGCAACTCTACCTGGTATTGGTAAGACTCCTCCTATCAATGATGTAATAATAATCATGATGCGAGCATCTTTTACATATCTTTTTGCTAATGAATATACATCATTAAGCACATGATATTCTCTAATGTATCCACCTAGTATCATAATACCAAAGATGTAACCCATGTAGAGTTCTTTCTGTGCTATTGATTCTAATATTTTAATCACAATGCGTCCTCAAGTGACTGAATATACTCTTTGTTTTGTCTGCATACACCATGTACATCTATCTCTTGATGTAGGTGTGCAGAGGTATGAAGACCCTCTATCAGTAATAGTACTGCTAGTAGCATCATTGGGGTAAACCATAGAGGATTACCTATAACTTCACCTGCTTTTTTCATCGTGAATAAGGGAAGAAGTATTCTTCCATCATTTGATTAGCATTTACCTTACCAAAATTACTACTAAGGTATCCTAATATAGGATCAAGTTTCTTCATGTAAGTATCAAAGTCTTCATACTGTGTGGTGTCCTCACCAGTAGGTTGTGCTTCATCAACTATACTACGATAGGTTTCTAGATATTTTCTGAACTCAGGTAGATAGTTATCAACCTCATCAAAGGTACAGTACCTAACAAAAATATTCTCTGAAAAATGGTTGCCCATCTCAAAGAACCGATAGTTTTTCTCTGCTTTAGGTAAATTGGGTAAAGAAAACAAAAACTTTTCAACTGGATGTTGGAAGTCAAATACTATGATGACTTTCTTCTCAAAGAAACCCATGAGATCCATCCCAAAACAAGGAAGATAACTTCCTGTCTTAGGATACATTACATTATTATAGATATGAGTCTTATCGCTAGTGATATCAACCCTTCTAGACTTAATAAAATGTGGGGCAGCATAGGTGTCTGCCGTCATTGTTAGATCATCCTTGTTACACCAGTTACACCACCGAGATTCAAACTTGAACTCAGGGAATATATCATCAAGTGTCTTCGTGTAGTTCTTCCACAGATTCATTATATTTATCCCAAGGATGTACATACTCAGAACTACCAACAGCAGACTGAGGTACAGCAGCAATCACACGACCACTAGGTAGTCTGATTAGAAACTGCTCTCCTCCTTCAATTTTTGTTAGGTATTCTTCGTATCCGTTTTCAAATTCTTCATGTGTAATTTCAATCATACCATGCAGCACAGTTGTTTTTCTTGTAGAAATGAAATGGAGTCGGTGCATCCACCTAAGTGGACTCTATCAGCACCATCCTCATCTAATTGTATTTGAGGGAACGTAGCACCCTCACCAAATACATGAGTAAATTGATCTTTAGTAAATTCTTTGTCTAGTTTGTAGACCACATGTGGTAAGTCTTCAAGTTCACACACCTGTATAAACTTATCGCAATAAGGACAACCTTCTTTAGAATAAATCGTAAGCATCATTCGTTTTCTGAAAGAGCAAGAGAGTAATCACGATCAAATAACTCTATGCCCTTTGATGTGAGCATATGGTCATACATACCATCAAAAATTTTATTAGGAATGGTGCATATATCTGCTCCTTGTGCGAAACTATACTCAACATCAGCTACTGTACGTATAGATGCTGCTAGTATCTCTGGAGCTGGTCTCTTACCTCGTTGGTTTTCTGTCCAGTATGGACTCAACACCTCTCTAATCCTTTTGATTAGACCGACACCACCAAATCTCTGGTCATCTACACGACCAACGAAAGGTGATAGGTAAGCTGCACCTGCTTTAGCAGATAAAATAGCCTGAGAAACAGAAAAAATCAGGGTAACATTTACTTTGATACCCTGATCACTCAATTTTTTACAGGCACGTAAACCCTCTGGTGTACAAGGAACCTTAATAGTTACCTTTGGTGAGAGATTAGTGTAGTATTCTGCTTGTTCAAGCATTTCTTCTGCTGTGTTTGCAACAACTTCAGCAGAGATAGATTCTAGTTTAGGACATAGTTGTGCTATCTGAGAGATAACATCTTCTTGTTTCTTACCTGACTTTAGAATCAACGTAGGGTTAGTAGTAACCCCATCAATTAAACCAGTATCGTAACGGTCACAGAGGTCTCCGACAACCGCACTATCTAAAAATAATTTCATCACAAAATTGCTTGACTATCTATTTATCTCGGTTCAACTTTCTGAACCTCTTCCTTCATATTATAGTTCAAAAGATAGTTTTCTGTCAATACATAGTACCCAACGATGTCGTTACCATCACAGTTCCAACCATAAGCATCAACTTTCTCTTCCTTGTTATCAATTCTAAATTTTTTCTTACCACCTAAGTAATCGTGGTATCTTTCGTCTAAGTTAATCATTGGTTTGCTGGTGATGTTAGGATTATAACACATATAGTATGTATATCCTAGCCCATCTGACTCATCTTAAATTTTTCTTTAGAATCTCCTTCTAAATTCATGGATATTATCACCCTTTTACCCTCTGTAGGAGGTACATAATGGGGTATTAGACTAGGGAATACTATAAGTGTTCCTTCCTCTGGTTGTATTGCATCATTACCTAGCATGAGAGGTGCTGCATTGTCCTCAACATCAACAAAATATACAGCAGAAAGACAAGAAGGAAAATGATTATGAATCAGAGTCTCTTGACCCTCATCATAAGTCATTGCCCACATATTATACAGACTAAAATTTGCTGGTGTCTTCAGTATATACCTAGCAGCATACTCACATGTGTGTTTAGTAAACTGTATTAAAGGATTGAACGTTCTAGTGTTATCAAGGTGTAATGTGTAGAGAGAATGCCACGTTGTATTACCTTTCTGGAGGTCAAAACCTTCAGGCATCTCCTCTCTTAGTTCAAATATTTTTTCTCTGTACTTCACGTTCTCTTGTTCCCAGATAGGAAACTTAACAGTGAATACATCTAGGTCTATACTTACCTTTTTAGCAGTAACATATAGATTTTTACCTGCTTTATGTACTTTCTCTTTCGACATCATAATTTATGATTACTCTTAAGATAGGTGAGTTGGAACCTAGCATTTGAAATGAGCAAGTTGATGGGAATATAGTCAATTCACCCTCATTTGCATCCCAAAATGAACTCTCTTCAAAGAGATACTTACCACCTTTAGACTGAACAATGTAAACAGCAGTCAAAGCAGCTGGCCAATACTCTTCCTTCAGAGAAGGTTCGCTTGGATCAGTTGCTGTTGGTATTAGTTCGACTGGTTTAAATTTGTAATCAAAATTCTCATTGATAAAATTTGTAACCAGTTTCTTAAAGGTATCATATGCCCTACCATCAACGTCACCTCTAAGAATTTTATCTTTTAATGAAATATTCCAGTTGTAATCATCAACCATCATGGCTGAATAATATATTTGATGCTTTCTAATTCTTCCTACTTCGTTAAGTTTCATGGTTAAAATAATCTTTACGGTAATACCTACCTAGTATGTTACTATTGTAGTATGCTGGTGTACCATCATCCAATGTTTCTTGTAGGACATTATTTAAAAATAATTGTCTTGTCTCCTCGTAGTTTACTTTCCCTTTAGTGGGTTGAAGTGCTAGGATTTCTCTCCTAAAGAGGAATTTTCCAATATTTTTAATGTCTTCTTTAAGCTCTGGAGAACTTCCGTAGTACTTTTTCCAGTCACTCTCAGACGTAACCCTTCTTTTGCTACCTCTAGGCTTTCTACACTGGGTAAAGTATTTACGTCCGATGTATCTCTTCCCAGTTTTCCTATTTGTAATCCTGTAGACAAAACCGAAGAAGTCGCCAATATCATCAGAAGTGAAAGCTGAATCTTTGTATACCCAGGGGTTTTCATAAGTTCCCTCTTCAACCATTTCATCATTTTTATATCTCTAATCATATTTATTCAAGCAATCTCTCCTCTGTATGAGCACCACACTCAACCAGTGCTGCTTGTGCTATCTTTAATGCTTCATCACTAACATCACAGACAGTACAGTCACGGTCAAGATTGAATGCTGCTACAGCAGTAGTTCCAGACCCACAGAAAGGGTCAAAAACTACCCCATCTTTAGGGCATGATGACTTGATGATTCTCTCCAGCAATTTGACTGGTTTTTGTGTAGGATACTTACGCTTATTCTTCTCTGATCTAGAGATAAAATAGATATCATCCCAGAAATTCTGGATAGGAGACCCCTTAGACTCTGATAAATATATCTTTTTGTATGGTAGGTTCTTACCCCAGTGAATGAGACCTTGTTCGTCTAGTTCTTTAGTCTTATCTTCTTTAAATCTCCACCCTATTTTTGGATTGTAACCATTGTATTCATAACTATGACCAGGTCTTGACTTCTCACCAGTCAGTTTACCTAGTGCATAGAACCCTTTCTCATCCTTATTCTTAAATGAGTTAGCTTCATACGTAGCATCTAGTGGTTGGTACTCAACATCAAAGTATGGGTCACCCTTACGAAAGGTGAGGATAGAGTCAACAATATTACCCCAACCCTTCTTGATATTATTTTTAGGACCAGACCTCTTCCATGAAATATTGGTGTAAAACTTACCTCTAACCTCTTTAGTAATGTCACCTAATACCAGTGCATTACTATCAAAGTTGTTGTGGCAGTACAACCAACCGTTTGGTTTTAGTGCTGCAAAACAATCCTGTATTACAGTAGCATACCACTCAATATAAGCATCGGTTGACTCCCATTTATCATCAAAGGAGACCTTTTTGTTTTCTTCAAACATAAAGAACTCCCTATCGAGACCGAAGGGAGGATCGATGTATATTAGGTCATATTTTTCGTCATAATTATCGAGGTTTTCAACCCTCTCCTTTCTCAATTTGATCGTCATAATGATTTTCCCACGGATCGGGTATTAAATTCCTTGGTCTTTGTTTCTTTGGAAGAACTCCTTCATGCTCGACTGCACGTTGGGTGGTTCTGGGTCTTTGATGCCTTTCTTCTTCTTCCAGTCGTTGTGCATCGCCATCATCAACCAACTCTGAGAGAGACTCTTCGGTCCATTCATCAGCAATTCTGTGTTCAGTTTGCCGTGAGCTTTCATACCTAGGTACTCTTCTCTCCACGACTCGTCTCGTTGTTCGGGTTCTGTACTGTGAGTCATAATTTAAAACCAGCGAAAGTATCTTTCTTAACATCTTGTTTAATACTGCCTATCATGTAACTTTCAACCTCTGTTTCTTGTGGTGCTACTTGTAACCCTTTAGAGGTTAACCAATGTGCAGTCCAAGGAAGTGGATTGTTCGCTAATGGTGTATCGTATATAGGTTTCAGTCCCATAGATTTTAACCTACGGTTAGCAGTCCATTCAACATATCGTTGTAAAAGTACATCATTTAAACCTATTATACTACCATCTTTAAACAAGTATTCTGCCCAATCTTTCTCCTCCTCTACACAATCCTTAAACATTTGATACACATTCTCTTCCTCTTCCTTAGCAATATGTACCATCTCTGGGTCATCACCTTCCTTCCACTTGTTTAGGATGTTATTAGTTACAGCCATGTGCTGTGACTCGTCTCTTGCTATCAATGATATGATCTTAGCAGAACCTTCAAGTAACTTAAGCTCACCAAAAGCAAAACTACAAGCGAAAGAGACATAAAATCTAATACCTTCCAAAATGTATACATTAGCAACT